TGCAAGTGCGACCACAACGAATACTGCGAGCACTGCTGGCCTGACGATTTCAGAGAGGGCGGAAAGTGGCACAACGGAAGCGCATCAGGAGGACAAGATGAGTGAGCGAGTGACCCACATTCTTCGCGCTATGGCGGTCAACTACCTACGCGCAGATGTGTTCGATACCCTGGACAGCCAGGCGCTTCACAAGGCAGCTGACCAGATAGACGCCCTGCACGCAGAGGCCGAGGCGCTGCGTGTCGCACTACTCGGTATCGCATCCGTAAACCCAGCACAGCGCGGCATTGAGTGGGCAAAGTCATATGCAAGTGACGGCCTCAAGGGCGCGGGTAGCGAGCTGTACGCGCGCTGGCTTGATACGTTCAAAGAGGCCGAGGCGCTGCGGGCTGAGAATGCCAAATTGCGCACGGCACTCGCCGAGCAGGGAGAGCGGCAGGAGGCGGTGTGCTGGGTTCCGCGCGCATGCCTGGACAAGCTACGCAATGGACGCAACAACTCGCCCTCCGTTTTGACTGATGGCCCTGCCGAGTTCAATGACACGCCGCTCTACACCACCCCACAGCCAGGCCCGGACGTGCGGGCGCTGGCTGCCTCTCTTTACCAAGCATGCGGCGCGTACGACATGCCGGAGCGCATTCTCGACGCACTTAGCGCGGCTGCCAATGGCGAACCGTTCACGCACATGATTGATGACCTTCTGCCTTGCGTGCCGCCATCAGGTGAAGGCGTTCGGGCGCTGGTGGAGGCGCTAGAAAATTGCGCAGCAGCGCTCGCGTGGAACTGTTTCGGAGAGTGTCGAGCTATACACGCTGGGCCAATCATGCCAGCTGCCATGGCATTAGATACGGCCCGCGCCGCCCTCGCCGCCCACCGCCAGGCGCAACGCCCGGCCTGATCCACCCCACCCCATCCCCTTTTCTATCTGCCCACAACGTAGGGCGGGAGGATTTGCTGTGTCCGCTATTCAACAGGTCAGCCATTCAGAGCTGATAGAGGAAATCGAACCATTCTTCGCGCCGATGTCCGCCGACCTAGTGGACAGCCTGATCGGCCAGTACAACGCGGCCCGCGCCAACGTCGAAGCCCTGGCCGCTGCCATGCGTGCCGGCCAGAACGCCTCGGTGCTGCATTACTTCGTCGAGGGCAACGTCAAAGAGCAGCGCCACAGCATGCCGACCACGGTTGAATCGCTATTCCGCGTCGAGGGCGCTATCGCCCAGCTCAACGCAGACTTCTGGAGCCGCGCGCTGCGCCTGACTGACGTGATGGACTACATGCCCCAGGCACGTCGCGACGAGTGGCACGAGCAGATCCGCAACCCGGAAGGGCGCAAGGCTGGCCGGCACACTAGCGAGACGGAGCTGCCGCCGCTGCCGGAGTTCGAGGAAACCACCGTGCGCTCAACCCTCGCCGGCCTGCTGCACAACCGCTCTCAGTTCCTGGCCGAGCGTGTCGACGGCATCTTCCGCGCGCTGAGCCGTGCTCATGTGACGAACCAGCCCCAGGGCTTCGGAAAGCGCATGATCATCGCCAACGTGTTCGGCCACCAGACGCACGGGCATATCAACGACCTGCGCTGCGTGATCGCCAAGTTCATGGGGCGCGACGAGCCGAAGCATGGCGCGACCGACCCGGTGATCAAGGCCGCACGCCGCCAGAACGGCCAATGGATGCCGGTCGACGGCGGGGCGCTGCGCATCCGCGTCTATGGCGGCGTTGGCACCGCACACCTTGAGGTGCACCCTGACATGGCCTGGCGCCTGAATGCCATCCTGGCCAGCCTGTACCCGCTCGCCATCCCGGCCGAGTTTCGCACCAAGCCGAAGCGCGCCAGGAAGGTGAAGGACTTCGAACTGTTCGACCGGCCGCTGCCGTTCGCCGTTGTGCAGTTGCTGGCGGAAATGCGCGAGGTGCGCGAGCGGATTGAACCAGCATGGCCAGAGCGCTACCGCGCCGTTCCGAACGCACGCGAGTTCGGCTACGGCGAGAAGGACAAAGCCGCCGTGGCCGAGGCCGAGAAAGTGCTGATGGCCATCGGGGCCGTGAAAGCCGGCAGGCATTGGCAATTCGACTACGACCCGACCGAGGTTTTGGATCAGGTTGTGTGCTCAGGCTGCATACCTGACCACAAGTCGCACCAGTTCTACCCGACGCCCGAGAGCATTGCGCTGGCAGCGGTTGAGCTAGCGCAGATAGGCCCGGATCATTACTGCCTGGAACCAAGCGCCGGCCAGGGCGGGCTAGCCGACATGATGCCGAGCACTCGCACCATCTGCGTCGAGATCAGCGACCTGCACTGCCAAATCCTGAAGGCAAAGGGCTATGCCACGGTGCAGGCGGACTTCCTGAAGTTCACCAGCGACCAGCCGTTCGACCGCATCGTGATGAATCCGCCGTTTTCAGAAGGCCGCTGGCAGGCTCACCTTCAGAACGCCGCAAGCATGCTGGCCACCGATGGCCGCCTGGTCGCCATCCTGCCGGCCAGCGCCAAGGGCAAGCCAGTGCTGGAAGGCTTTGACCTGCAGTGGTCGGCAGTTCTCGAGAACCAGTTCGCCGGTACCAGTGTTGATGTCGTGATATTGGCCGCACAGAGGAGTAACGCCGCATGAAACTGATCACGCTTGAGAAGTGGGCGGGGGTGATGCCATGTTCATGACACCGCAAGAGGTGGCCGAACTGACCGGCTACAAGAAGCCGTCAGCCCAGATCAAATGGCTGGAGGGCGAGAAATTCGGCTTCGTGGTAGGCGGCGACGGGCATCCCAAGGTTTTGCGCGACGTTGTATTGTCACGCCTTGGGGCTACCAAGTCATCGAAGAGAGAGCCACAGCTAAGGCTCACAGGATGAGGGCGCACACATGCGACCGAGGAAGAAGGATCGGCACCTGCCGGCCTGCATGTACCACAAGCACGGCGCGTACTATCTGGTGCGCAAGGGGAAGTGGGAGCGGCTCGATACGGACTATCAGGCCGCCCTGCTCGCCTATGCCAAGAAAACGTCAGAGGCTGCTGCAGGAGGAATGCCAGACCTGATCACCAGAGCCCTGGCGCACCACCGCAAGAACATCAGCGACAACACAGCAAAGCAGTACGAGCCGGCAGCCGAGCGCCTGAAAACGATCTTCGCCGAGTTCGAGCCGCGCCAGGTGCTGCCGAAGCATGTTGCGGCTGTGAAAATGGAACTGGCCGACACACCGAACATGTGCAACCGCATCCTGTCGTTTCTGCGCATCGTGTTCAGTTATGCCCTGGAGTGGCAGGAAGTCGACAGCAACCCATGCATTGGCATTCGCCGGCACCAAGAGGCGCGCCGGGATCGGTACATCACCGATGCCGAGTTCGCCGCCCTGCTCGGCGCCGCCAGCCCATACATCCGCTGCATCCTCGAGATGTGCTACCTGACCGGCCAGCGCATCGGCGACGTGATCGCAATCCGCCTGGCCGATATCACCGAGGAGGGCGTGGCGTTCACCCAGGAGAAAACTGGCGCCAAGCTCATCGTGGCCATGACGCCAGACCTGCAGGACGTAATCGCTAGAGCAAAGGCACTGCCGCGCAAGATCCGCGCGCTGACGCTGTTCTGCTCCCGTACCGGTAAGCCGGTCTCATACGACACCGTGAAAATGGCGTTCCGCGAGCTGCGCAAGAAAACCGGTATCGAGACGGTGACCATCCACGACATTCGGGCGAAGTCGCTCACCGACGCCGACAAAGAGGGCAAGAACGCCCAAACCCTGGGCGGCCACACAGACGCGAGGATGACCGCAAGATACCTGCGCGGGCGGTTGCCGAAGATCGCTCAGGCCCCGACAATGCCCACCAAAGCAAGCTGAGTATTAGACAGATACCCACATGTCAAAAAGACAGGCACCCCAGAACGCCCGTGAAATGGACCTTTCAGCTCACACCCCAATGATGCAGCAGTATCAGGGCGATTACGCACAACGCCGCATGGCTTCTGCAACACAGCCTATGGCTGTCTAAAACCCAACCGCGATTTAGCTCGCCTACAGGCCAGAAAAGACGCGGAGCGGAGACGTAGTTTTAGACAGCAAAACAGGCTGTATCACCCTCGCCCAGCCGGGCAATCCGGCCTCGATTCGGGCCAAATCGATTTCCGCTACTGACCACCGAGGCTGTGTGGAAGTACCCGCCGCGCCTTTTCAATTTCAGGGATGTACCTGATCGGGTATCCCGGGCATACAACTGCGTAATGATCCGGCTCTGCATGAAAGTGCCTTGTCTTTATGTCAGCGCTCTTCTGGAATACGACCGACCCGCCATTGTCTCTGCCTGTCTTCACTTCGATCGTGATCACTTTTCCGGTGAAAGGGTTTACCGCAATCACGTCGAACAGAGACGCCCTCGCTGTCGGCTGAAACGGCTTGTATCCAAGCGCCAGAAGGTCTGCCGCAACTAGAAGCTCTGAAATCTGGCCGCCTGTAGTTTTGCTGTAATGCCTGGGAGCCACCACGCAAGCTCCGATCATTTCATGCGCGCAAGAATCGCCAGCCTTGGATTTTCTTCCGTCAACCTTGGCAGACCACCCCTCTCTGCGCATGATTGAGTGGACCCTCTGCCTGCTAACGCCTGCGCGGCGCGCAATATCTGCTACGGACAGATTTTCGCCAGACTCGATTATCTCCCGAATTAATTCCGTGGCCGTCATTCTTCAGTCTCCTTCGAACATTTGACAGCCTAAGATTAAGGTGTTGACACTCAAGTGTAAACCCCTTTACATTATAGCCATGCCAGCCACAACGGCGAGGCGAAAAGAAGGAATCAGGAAATGTACGCAGGCTTCGAAACAGCTAAAGTTGAGTTTGAGGGCAAGTCGGTAACAGTTTCCATTGACAGCAAAGACGGCCTGACTCTGGATTGGACTGCCAGCAACAGCGAAGATGATTCATGGGTGCGCGGCCTGATCGGTTTTGAGCGCTGCCTGAGCCGCGCCATCGACAGTGATGACGCTGTTGGCGAATACAAATCGATCACAGTAACTGTGGCCTGATAGCAAGGACGTAGATGATGAAAAATTTCTCAGCAGCATCACTGGTGCCGAATCGCGCCAAGCGCCCCGGATACAGCATCAACCCAGGTCGATTCATAGAGGCCGGCGACCCTGAGCCCATTTTCGATCCAGTGGCCGGAATAGTGGTGGCCATCGAGGAGGATGTTGACCATGGCCGGCGCATAGCCAGTTACAGTGCATCCACAGCGTGCCAGTTTTCCCGTCGCCGCAAAGCAAATCCGCATTTGAGCCTGACTGCATGGTTTTTTGAGTTCGACGGAGACGATTGGGAATTTGTCGGATTTGGCGAATCCCCGGATTCGCTATGGGCTGACGGGAGCTATGCAAAGCCATGAAGCCCGACGCCAGCAACCACAACCCAGACCCGCGCTACCTGCGCGGGCTGCTGGGCCGGGCCGGACTTACCCAGCGGCAGGCGGCGCAGCTGCTCGGCATCAGTGACCGGGTGATGCGCTACTACCTGAGCGACGAGGCCAGTGATAGCTACCGCGCCGCGCCGTACCCAGTTCAGTTCGCGCTGGAGTGCCTGGCGGCAGATTAGCGACCTGCCACCCCGTCATACGCCCGCTCACACGCCGCGCCGGCTATTCCTAGCTGGTCGGCGATGTCAGCATAGAGTCGAACAGCCTCTCCGAGCCGGCCGAGCAGGTCGGCGCGCATTCGGGCGGCGTCTTCGGCTGCCTGGCCGAGCTGGGCAGTGATGGAATTGCCGGCGTCACGACTGCGCTGCTCAGCGGCTGCGAGGCGCTGCTGCAGGCGCTCAAGAGCGTTACCAGCACGCTCAGCATCATCACGCGCTGCAGCCAGTTTTTGCTGGGCTTCTTCATCTGCTTTCTCCGTAGCGGCCTGTCGCCGCTGGTTTTCCTGAATGACGAACACGGCAGCACGCCGGTCGCGCTCGGCCACCTCGGCGCGGTAGTCGGCCAGTTCGCGCTGTGCCCCAGCGGCTACAGACTGAGCCGATGACACCCGAATCTGCTGCCCACCGGCTACAACGGCAAGGGCAAGCGCCCACCATGCCCAGGCCGGGGTCAGCTTGATCCAGGTGGTCATGACATCACCTCAGCCAGTGCCCGCCCATACAGATCGGCCCAGGTCGACCGGTGCGGCTTACCAGGCCGCCAAGTGCGCTCGTATAACTGCCAGGCGCCGTCAGCATCACCCAGCGCCGGCAGCCGGGCCGGATCAGTCCACAGCAGCAGGCGAGCCAAACCAGCGGCCAGCACGTCGTCGTGCTCGATGGCGTCCCATACTGCCCGTGGCGACGGGCCAACACCGCGTACAGCGCACAGGCCCACGGCCAGATCGCGCACCCGGTCATCGTGGTAGCGCAGCAGGCCGGTCACCATCCCGCCACCCAGCTCTGCCTGCCAGAACGACTTGGCCGGCCCGGTAGGACGTGGCGGCGAGCCGACCAGCTGGCGGCGATGCAGGAATCGCGACTCCTGCAGGCCGATGGCGAGCAGCATCACCTCAGCCTCCGGCGAAGACATGCGCGCAGGCAGCAGCGCGAGCGCAGGCGTGATCGCCTGTTCGCGGATCTCGTTCAGGGTCATGGATTTTCTCCAGGCAAAGAAAACCCCGCGCTCGGCGGGGTCTTGTATCGTTTAGCGCCGCCTATTCGGGCGCCTGCCCACATTGCGTATGCGCGCCATCGGGCGATTCCCGACGAGCGCAGGGCATTGAGGAACACTCGGTCGGCATCGGCGCGGCTCAGCTGACCGGACGTGTACAGCCAGTCATGAATCACCGCCGCCGCGTGGCCATACTGGCCCAGCAGCGCGAACGTCAGCGGCCAGCGCGGTACCGAGGCGAAGTCCGTCTCGAAGCCGGCCGGCACAGTCACCAAGCCATGCTCAGGGTCGAGATATGAAAAAGGCGCCAGAAGGCGCCATGTTTTGCGGGCGGACTGGAGTTCAGTCTGTAATGGGCGCGGAAACCTGTCCATTTGGCCAGCCCTCGTCAAGCATCGCATCGGTATAGGTGCCTCTATCGATCACCTGCAGCAGCTCGGCCTCGC